ACCTTGTGGGCGATATTGTTCGGGAGTGGAAGAAGCGTGCCAACGGCACGCCGACGGTTTGCTTCGCAACGAACATCGCGCATTCCAAGCATATCGTTGAGCAGTTCCTGGCGAACAGCGTCAAGGCTGAACACGTGGACTGCTACACAGACGATATCGAGCGTGCCGCCATCCTGAGCCGCGTTTCGTCTGGAGAGACAACGGTGATCAGCAACGTGGGCATTCTCTGCGAAGGCTGGGACTTCCCGGCATGCAAGACGCTTATCCTTGCTCGCCCCACAAAGAGTCTGATTCGCTATCTCCAAATGGCTGGCCGTGTTCTGCGCCCATATGCGGGGAAGGAGCGCGCTTTGATCCTGGATCACAGCGCCACGGTTCAGAACATTGGATTCCCTACTGATGATTTTCCAATGGAGCTTGATGACGGAAAGCCGAAGACCAGTTCCGGCAGCACGAAGAAGAAGGAAGAACCGAAACCGACGAAATGCTCGTCTTGCTCATACCTCAAGAAAAACGGCGGCAAATGCCCTGTCTGCGGATTCCTGCCTGCCAAGCAAAACACGGTCGAGCATGCTGCAGGAGAACTTGGAAAGCTTGAACGTAAGAAGAAGATGACCACAGGTGACAAGCGAAAGCTTTACGGGGAATTGCTTTACATCGCGAACGATAGGAAATGGAGCGACGGAAGGTTGTCGAACGTCTTCCGTGATATCGCCGGGACATGGCCTAACTCGTACAAAAACGAGGCGGCACAACCGCCCAGCTCAGAGACATTGAAGGCGGTGCAATATCTGAACATTCGTTTCGCGAAATCGAGGTCTGCAAATGCGCATCGATAAGCCGAAGACTGTTGAGGTAGCAATGGGTAAGTGGCCTGGCATTTTGGTTGCGCTGGGTATCGATGAGCAATTCCTTAAAAAGAAGCATGGTGCATGTCCTTTCTGCGGCGGAAAAGATCGATTCCGATTTGATGACAAGAACGGCAGCGGTTCGTTCTTCTGCTCGCAGTGCGGCGCCGGTTCTGGATTCGAATTCCTCATGCGGCAATTCGGCTGGTCGTTCAAGGAAGCTGCGCAGAACGTTGATCGTGTTGTTGGGAATGTGAAACAAAGCACAAGAATGAATGAACGCACAGAAGCGGAAAAGGTTGCCGCCATCAAGCGGGTGTTGCGCGAATGCCGGCCAGTGACTCAGGGTGATCCTGTGTGGCTGTACTTGAACGATCGAACGGGGATCACAGAAATTCCGCCTGATATTCGCTATCACCCTGGATTATTCCATACGCAGGGTGGCCAGCATCCTTGCATGGTTTCAATCCTGCGCGATGCGGAAGGGCTTGGAGTAACGCTGCACAGAACCTACCTGAATATGAAGGGAGAGAAGGCAAGTGTTGATCCGGTGAAGAAGTTTATGGCCGGGAAACGCATAAACGGGGCCGCTGTGAGGCTTTCGCGTGTTCAGGAGTGGATAGGTATTGCCGAGGGCATAGAAAACGCTCTGACGGCCTCTAATCGGTTCTCTACTCCAGTTTGGGCCGCTACGAATGCCGTACTTCTGGAGCAATTTATGCCACCTGATGGCGTGGTGGGGGTGAGAATCTTCGGCGACAAGGATTCATCTTGGACTGGGCAGGCAGCGGCATTCAATCTTGCGAAGCGCCTGATGCGTGATGGATACAGCGTCGATGTGACGATGCCTGAAAACTTCGATGAGGACTGGTGCGATGCTCGTAAGCAAGCAGTTTCTTAGGGACTTTGCCTATATTGCAAATTATTACGGCTGGAGCGATGCGGATGTGGAAGACGCAAAACAGCAAACGAGACAGAGCCATGAATTGAAAGCCTACTGGTCTGAACTGGCGAATGCACACCGACAAGGCTACAAGCAGACCAAGGAAAACAACTATATGCGTTTGGCGGAATGGCAGCAAAGAAGGCAGATCAGCAATACCAATGCGTTACCAACTGAAATAACCACCAAGGAGAAACAATGCGACAAATCTTAGACACTTTGCAGCACCTGGACGCCGAGCAACTCATTCTCGGCACCACTTTCGCCTGCATCTGCGCTCTCGGCGCGCTGGGCCTGCACTGGACCGTAACGCGCTTCTGCGAATTGTACGGACGCATGGAAGATCAACGGGCGAAGGAGCGCGACAATGGCTGATCAAATCAAAGACGGCGGACCGGCATTCCCGGATGGGGCCACCAACGAATGGGGCTATGCAGAACGCGGAGGGATGCGGCTGCGTGATTATTTCGCAGCGAAGGCTATTTCAGGATTGTTGGCAGACCCAGCGGTGCCAATCGGTGGTTCAGCTTCAGATATTCTGGCAGCACAAGCATACGAAATTGCCGATGCCATGCTGAAAGTGCGCGAGGTGAACAATGGCTAACTTCAAGTACCGCGACCAGCGCAACCCGCTTTTGATCATCGCCGGCAAGACCAAAATACAGCCTGAGGACGTTGACGCAATTGCGCTGCCTATCCTGATCGCCTTGGATGCAGCAAAGCGCGGGAAGGCCCCTAATAGCCTCTCCAACACGCTTGCGCGCAATATGCTGGCGGCGGCCTACATCATGACGAAGAACGGCAACCACTCAATGTACTCGGCTGTCGCAGATGCATGGACCGCGCTCAAGTCGGCATGCGAGCGCCCAACGCAACTTCTAGACCTGACCACGCGCGAATACCAGGCAATCCGCAAGGGCGTCAGCCTGTACATCCGCACACTTCCGCATATCGAAGCGGCTATGCTGGTGGGCGCCTATAAGCTGGCTGATGAAAGGATGATGGCATGATCAACGAAGTGCGGAGAAAGCCAGAGAAGCCGCGCCTATACCGTCGCAATGGCATCTGGTTCTGTGTCGGGAAAGACTTAATGGTGACTGAAGCGACTGGATATGATGCCTATGACCTTTGGAAACGTTGTCGCGTACCATCGAGCAAGCTTGCGCTTACGAAATTCACAAGCTACACTTGACCTGCGACATTTGATTCCTCCTTGGTGGTTGGCTTAGCCGGATATCAGCCCCGGCAACTTTCCCTTTTGTCCCGGTTCCCGCCGGGATATTTTTTACAGCCAAGGAGAAACGATGGCGACTCTGACCACGAAGCAGCGCAAGGCCATGCCGCAGAGCGAATACGCACTGCCAGGTAAGCGATTCCCAGTGAATGATAAGGCTCACGCCGGGAATGCCAAGGCGCGCGCGGCACAAGGCGTAAAGGCCGGCACCCTGTCCAAGGGGCAAGCGGCGAAGGTGAATTCTGCCGCTAACAAAGTCCTTAAGGGCAAGAAGTGACCGCAAAGATTTACCACTTCGACGGCGCCACCACGCTCGATATCCCGCCTGACCAAGTCTTGCAGCACGCATGCGGCAAGCTGGAAAAGGTTGTTGTGCTTGGTTTCGAGCAAGACGGCTCGCTCTATATGGCCGCGTCCTGCGGCAATATCCCAGAAGCCCTCTTTCTGCTGGAGAAGTGCAAGCAAAAGTTGCTGAGCTACGGCGAAGACTGACACCCTAGAAAGACAGGGAACCTCTCCCCATTCCCCTCCCCGACACAATGTTGTAACATCGCAATTACTCCGACGCTCCCCGGAAAGGGGAGTAGACCTATGAGGTAATGCGATGACGACCACCACAAAGGCCAAGCCTGGGCCTAAATCCGCCAAATCACGTAACAAAGATTCCGAGGGGAAATCCGAGGATAAGCGTCATCAGAACCCAGGCCGGCCAAGTGTGTACAAGCCAGAATTCGCCGAGCAGGCACGAAAGCTTTGCCTACTTGGCGCAACGGACATGGAGATTGCGGAATTCTTCGGCGTCGATTGCAGAACTATTAACCGGTGGAAACTACAATATGACAATTTTTGTCAGTCCTTAAGAGCAGGTAAGGAGCAGGCGGACGATCGAGTTGAGCGCAGTCTGTTCGAACGCGCCACCGGCTATCGGCATGACGAAGTTGATATTCGCGTCATCGAAGGGCAAGTCATCCAGACGCCAATCGTCAAGCATTAC